GCCGAAGGGCGGCTTGAACGCGAAGGGCCGAGCCTCCGCAAAAGCGCAAGGCATGAATTTGAAACCGCCCCAGCCAGAAGGCGGCTCCCGCAAAGACTCCTTTTGCGCAAGAATGACGGGCATGAAGAAGAAGCTGACGAGTCCAAAAACTGCCAAAGACCCGGATAGCCGTATTAACAAAGCGCTAAAAGCGTGGAAGTGCTGAAATGACTGAACAACACGAAAATATCAAGCATATCCTTGACATCGTATCAGTAACTGCTGCGATTGGATCATTCTTGAACATCCTGACTCCCGTATTTGGTTTGATTGGCGCGGTGTGGACATTAATGCGTATTGTTGAAATGATTACTGGTAAGCCCTTTGCGGAGTTAATCCGTAAAAAGAAAAAATAATTGTCAACAGGCCGGTAAAAGCCGCAAATTTTTTAAAGGTAGTAATACTATGGCTTCAAAAATGAACCCCGGCTTTATGGCTATGATGGCTAAGAAAAAAGCCGGTATGCACAAAATGCCGGACGGCAAGATGATGAAAAACTCAGACATGAAAATGGCTTCTGGCGGGATGCCTATGGTTATGAAAGATGGTAAAAAAATACCAGCTTTTGCCGCAGACGGTAAAGGCAAAATGAAACATGGTGGTTCGATCAAAAAGATGAACATGGGTGGTATGAGTTATGCCAAAGGTGGTGGCATCGAAGCTAAGGGTAAGACCAAGGGCGCAATGGTCAAAATGACTAAACGCTTTGCTGAAGGCGGCATGACCGATGCAGATCAAGAAGCTGCTGACAAAGCTGCTGGCTTAAAAGAGTCAAACAAAGAAGCTCCAGTTGGGTTTCTTGAGCGTTTACGTATGGGTAATATTGATGACTCATCATCTGAAGCGTACAAACGTTTTGGCGCTGGCCGTGGTGCAACATCTAGGGCTTCGCGTGTGCCAGTTGAAGATGCAGTTCCAGTTAAAGTAGATCGCAGCGTATCGGCTGAGCGAGCTATGGGTGAGGATGAGCGTCCTGCGCCTACGGGAATGGCTGCTGCAACTGTAGCTGCAAAACCTGTTGTATCTACTAAGCCAGTTGTTAAAACTCCTGTAACTACCGCTGCAAAACCTGTTATGGCTGCAAAATCTGCTGCTCCGTCTAAGCCTGCTGCTCCAGTTGTAGATGAATTGGCTGAGTATGCTGCTGCCAAAAAGAAGCCGCCTACGGCCTCACGCAACGACGCCAGTGCAACACCCGCTCAATCGGCAACCGCGCCTAACGAAAGCAAATTTGACGCCAGTGACGCTCTTGGGGTTGGCTTATCTATTGCTTCAATAATACCAGTGGTTCGCGGTGGTAGAACTCTCTATCAAGCTGGCAAAAAATTGTATCAAACCTATAAAGCCGCGAAAGATGCAATCAAAAACCGTCCAAAACTAGATCGCCCCGGTACAGTATCCGGTGAAGGTTTTGTTATGCGAGATTTTAAAGATCCCAATGTTGTAACAAAAGCTCCCATTAAAGCTTTACCAGCACCGCGAAAAGGGGATATAACTGATGTTGTCGCCAAGAAAAAAGGCGGAAACGTCAAAAAGATGGCACACGGCGGTTCGGTTAAAACTTCTGCACACGCATCCAAACGTGGTGATGGTATCGCCACTAAAGGCAAAACTCGTGGAAAGATGGTGTAAACATGGCTACTAAAGAACAAATGCTTCAAGAAGCACAAGACGCAAAAGATGCAGTAAAAGCAGAGGCTGCATACAACGCTGCAACGACAAATACTCCAGCAGCCCCAAAACCTAAACCAATGCCAAAACCAATGCCTAAGAAAATGGCTTCTGGCGGTTCTGTGTCAATGGACAAGTCGCAAGACAAGGCTATGATTGCTAAAGCCTTCAAACAGCATGACACTCAAAAACACAAAGGTAGCAAGGGAACGGCCTTGAATTTAAAAAGTGGTGGCTCTGTTTCAAGCCGTGCAGATGGTATTGCTCGGCAAGGCAAGACTCGCGGGAAAATGGTGTAATTATGGCAACCGTAAAACCCACGGGCAGTGTAGTCAAGTCTTTAAAAAAGGCTGGGTTTTATGACGCAAATGAACCTAAACGACTAGCTATCATTAACAAAGTTACAACCAAACCCCAGCGGATAAAAATAGTTGATAAATTGTTTCTAGCTAAAAAACCAATTAAAGGCGGTACAAAATGAGAGCAAGTCGCGGCATGGGTTCTATTGCTCCAAGCAAGATGCCAAATGGTAAGAAAAAACCTCGTCGTGACGATACTGACTTTACACAATATGCAGAAGGCGGCAAGGTAAAGTCTAAAGTAAATGAAGCTGGCAACTACACAAAACCTGAGCTACGCAAACGCATTTTTAACAGCGTCAAAGCGGCGGCGATTGTAGGTACGGGCGCTGGGGAATGGAGCGCCAGAAAAGCACAAGTTATGGCTAAACGCTATAAAGCAGCAGGCGGTGGGTATCGTGATTAAAGCTCCGCAGAAATCCCTTAAAGATTGGGGCAAGCAAGATTGGACGACCAAAAGTGGTAAAAAATCTTCTGACACTGGTGAACGATACCTTCCAAAAGCTGCGATTAAAAGTCTTAGCAGTGCTGAATACGCAGCAACCACAAAGGCCAAACGTGCAGGCAAAGCGGCAGGTAAACAGTTTGTAGCTCAGCCCAAGCGTATTGCAAAGAAAACAGCAGGGTTTAGATAATGTCAACTACAGGCTCGACACTATTCAATCTTGAATTCACTGAGATAGCAGAAGAGGCTTGGGAGCGTGCTGGGCGTGAAATGCGTTCTGGTTACGATTTGCGTACTGCTCGTCGCTCAATGAATTTGATGACGATTGAATGGCAGAATCGCGGCATCAATATGTGGACAATGGAACAAGGAGTGATTAATCTTGTTCCGGGTTTGAGTACGTATGCTTTGCCTACTGACACTATTGACCTTCTTGAGCACGTTATTCGTACTGGGCAAAACGTTGCATCTACACAAGCTGATTTGACGATTTCGCGTATCAGTGTTTCTACGTATGCGACGATTCCAAACAAATTGCAACAGGCTCGTCCTATTCAAGTTTTGATTCAGCGTATGTCTGGAGAAACAAATCCTACAGCTTTGACGCTGGTAGGTGCGATTAACTCTACTGACACTACAATTACGCTTAGCTCTGTAGTTGGCTTGGCTGGTGCAGGATTTATTAAGCTTGACACTGAAGTAATTTACTATGGATACTTGTCTGGCAACGTACTTGGGGGCGTATTCCGCGCTCAGAACAACACTACAGCAGCAAGCCACATTAACGGCACGGCGGTATTTGTGCCGCAACTGCCAGCCATTACAGTCTGGCCGACGCCGGACAACACCACAACTTACCAATTTGTGTACTGGCGACTGCGCCGAGTGCAAGATGCTGGCGCTGGTGTGGAAACGGCTGACATGAATTTTCGCTTCTTGCCTTGTGTAGTAGCTGGGTTAGCCTACTACATTGCCATGAAGGTTCCTGAACTTATGCCGCGTATTGAAATGCTCAAGGTTATGTACGATGAGCAATTTAATTTAGCTGCTGGTGAGGACAGGGAGAAAGCCGCAGTTCGATTTGTGCCTCGGCAAATGTTTATTGGACGTTAATAATGGGTAATCGGTTTGCTTCTGGTAAAAGAGCGATTGCTGAATGTGATCGTTGCGGCCAGCGATACAAACTTAAGTTGCTTAAAACTGAGATTATTAAGCAAAGAAAGTATGAGTTATTGGTTTGTCCTGAGTGTTGGGATCCAGATCAGCCGCAGTTAATGTTAGGAACGTTTCCAGTTGATGATCCTCAAGCATTAAGAAACCCAAGACGGGACACAACGTATTTCACTTCAGGTGTAATGGAAAATGGATCACTAGGGGGTGGCTCTAGACAGTTTCAATGGGGCTGGAATCCGGTTGGCGGGGCTTCTAGTTTTGATGCACTATTGACGCCAAACGACTTGGTTGGTGTAGGTTTAATTGGTACGGTAACAGTTTTAATTACGTAAGGAATCAATCATGGCTTTTAAAAATTCAGCAGACGGTATTGCCAAAAAAGGCAAGACAGAAGGCAAAAACTTTGGTAATAGCGGTTCTGCGGTTGGCATCCAAACTGGGGGCAAACCCAACAAAAGTGGCGGCGGCAAGACCAACAAAGATATGCTAAACCTTGGCCGTAATTTGGCTAAAATTGCAGCACAAAAGCGAGGTTAATTATGGCTACATACAGCAAAAAAGTGATGGGCAAAGAAGTTGGCTCTGCCAGCGTCTACGCTAAACCACACACTATGACTGGCAAACCAGCGCCCATCCAAGAAAACCCCGGTAAGCTACCTAACCGAAGCCGTGCCGATACTGTCAATATGTCTATTGGAAACATTTCAAAAAGTGATGGTGGCGCAACGAAGACTAGCGGCATTAAAGTTCGTGGAACTGGCGCTGCAACTAAAGGTCTGATGGCACGAGGCCCAATGGCATAAGCTATGAACTACACAGAGTTAAAAGCCAATATTGAAGACATCTGTGAAAATACTTTTACAGAAGAAAACTATGCACTTTTTGCAACGCAAGCTGAACAACGTATATACAACACTGTTCAGCTTGCAAACTTGCGTAAAAATGTTACTGGCAACTTAAACTCTGGTAACAAGTATCTTGCTGCGCCCGATGATTTTCTTTCGGTTTATTCAATTGCAGCTATTCTTCCTTCTGGAGAGTTTCGTTACTTAATAAACAAAGATGTAAACTTTATACGTGAAGCATACCCTTTTCCTTCTAGTACAGGAACGCCGAAACATTACGCATTGTTTGGCCCAGTTTCAAATAATGTAAATGAATTAAGTATGATTGTCGGCCCAACGCCAGATGCTTTATATTCAGTTGAATTGCATTATTACTATTACCCAGAATCAATAGTTACTACGGGTACAACTTGGCTTGGCGATAACTTTGACTCTGCTCTTCTTAATGGTGCTTTGGTAGAAGCGATTCGCTACATGAAAGGGGAGGCAGATATGGTTAGTCTGTATCAAGATATGTACATTCAGTCAATTGCTCTTCTCAAGAATTTGGGTGATGGTAAACAGCGTGGTGATGCTTACCGAAATGGTCAAGTACGCCTTCAAATTAATTAACCAAATATCATGGCAATTACACAAGCATTTTGTACTTCTGCTAAAGCTGAATTTCTTGGTGGGATCATTGACCTTGATTCAGATGTAATAAAAATTGCTCTGTACATAAGCGAAGCAACCCTTGACGCTGCCACAACAGTTTATTCATCTACTAATGAAGTTTCTGGTAGTGGTTATTCAGCCGGAGGAAATGTTCTTACGGGTGCTACCATTGGTACATCTGGTACTACAGCTTTTGTTAGTTTTACAAACACGTTCTGGTCATCTGCAACTTTTACGGCTCGCGGCGCGTTAATTTACGATAGCTCAAAGGGCAATAGAGCAATAGCTGTTTTGAATTTTGGAGCAGATAAGACTGTAGTAAACCAAACATTCACTATTGAATTTCCAGCGGCTGATGCGTCTTCCGCTATTGTGCGAATTGCTTAAGGATTAAAAATGTCAACGATTACAACCACCAAAGGCGATATGGACGAGTCTCTTCTTGAAAAAAAAGAAGGCTCAGTTGATAATGACAACGAGTACACCAACTGGGTTGAGTACTGGCTTGAAGGAGAGTTGGTACACCGTTCGGCTCATGTGCAACTAAAGAAATCTGTAGAACTGGCCGTTGAATCGGCATCTTTCACTTAAGGAACTATCGTGGCAAATACACAATCAATGGTAACGGACTTCATGGGCAAGCTGATGACCGGCACTCATAACTTTGGCACTGGTGTTATTCGCGCTGGTACTGGCGCGGATACTTTCAATGCTGCTTTGCTGTTAGCCAGCGGTACGTTTGATGCCAACTCAGCGGCTTACACGGGTACAGTGGGTTCGTCCACTATGTCTGGTGAAGTATCTGGTTCTGGCTACACGGCGGGTGGGGTGGCAATAACAAACGCTACGCCTCCTACTGCTACCAACTCTTCGGCAACCGCCGGGGTAGCCTTTTTTACACCTTCTGGCAGCTTGACATACACGAGCGTAACATTGGCTACGGCCTTTGATGCCGTGATGATCTTTAACGTAACTCAGGGCGTTGCAAGTAACTATCCTGCGGTCAGCATTCATACGTTTGGATCGCAGACTATCACGGCTGGCACATTTACATTGACCATGCCAGTAAACTCTATCTCGACAGGTTTGCTCCGTCTAGCTACTATTTAAAGGCCGGAAATGTCTCTGGGCTGGGGTGACGGCGAATGGAGTAGCGGCCCTTGGGGAGGTGGAACCGTTGCTATTTCTGGCGTTTCAGCATCGGGTGCAGTAGGCACGGTAACTCAGACAGCTACGACTGCCGTTACAGGTGTTTTGGCGCTGGGGGTAATGAGCAGTGTGTTTGTCGGCCCCGGCACTGTAGGAATTGTAAATGCGCTGGCATTAGGCACAGTGGGTACGGCCACAGCAGTCACTACAGTTGCGTTAGTAGGTGTTGCAGCGTCTGGGGCTGTTGAAACTGTCTCAATGGGTGAGCGGTTTGTTGCTTTGACAGGTGTTGAGGCAACAGGCGCGGGTGGTGTTGTAACTTATTCCCTAGAATTTGCTTTGACGGGTGTTGAGGCTTCAGGCGCTGTAGGAACAGTTATCCACGGCAAAGAGTTCGGGATTAATGGAGCGCAGGGTTCGGGTGCAGTTGGTACTGTTGTTAGCGATGGTTCTGTTGAAATTACAGGAGTTGAGGCTACAGGCGAGATTGACAGCATAGGTGTTAGCGTAGAAGCTGAATTAACGGGTGTTGAGGCTGCGGGTGAGGTTGGTGATGTTATTGAAGAAAACAGCCCGACTGAAGATGGTGTAGTAGCTACTGGCTCGGTTGGTACAGTTTTAACGGTACGTACAGTTGCTCTGACCGGGGTATCTGGACAGGGTATAACTGGAACACCGTTGTACTTCTTCTGGACTACGATAGATAATGAACAGACTCCCGACTGGGTAAATATAAATAACTCCCAGACTCCCAACTGGGAAAACGTTGAAATGATGGTTTAAAGGACACAAGTATGGCTGTAACAAACTTTTCACCCCTGCTTGGTCTGGCATTGCCGACTACAGGTGACTTATCTGGCACATGGGGTACAACAGTCAACGATGCAATCACAAGCCTCATTGACTCCGCTGTTGCTGGTACGACTACACTTAGCGCAAACAGCGATGTTACGTTGTCTACAACTAACGGATCGGCGAACCAAGCTCGGAACGCAGTGATTCTGTGGACTGCCAGCAATGGGGGAACAACCCGCAATATCACGGCCCCAGCCCAGAGCAAAGCCTATTTGGTCATTAACTCCGGCACTGGCTCTATTGTGATTCGCGGTGCTGGCCCGACAACAGGTGTAACAGTCATTTCAGGCACTCGTGCTTTGGTAGCTTGGAACGGCTCAGACTTCGTTAAAGTTGCAAGCAATCCTGTAGTGCTTACAACTGATGTAACAGGCACATTGCCAGTTGCAAATGGTGGCACAGGCGTTACATCATCTACGGGTACAGTAGCTGTAGTCTTGTCAAACAGCCCAACTTTGGTCACTCCTGCTCTTGGAACACCTTCAGCTTTGGTTGGAACAAACATTACCGGGACAGCTACAGCTTTCACAGCTTCCAACGTTACTACCAACGCCAACTTGACCGGCATGGTGACTTCGGTTGGCAATGCAGCTTCACTAGGATCGTTTACTTCTCTGCAATTGCTCACGGCACTTACCGATGAAACAGGTTCAGGCGCTAACGTATTTGCAACAAGCCCGACATTGGTAACTCCATTACTGGGGACACCTACTAGCGGCGTCGTAACCAATTTAACGGGCACGGCCTCGATCAATATTAACGGCACAGTAGGGGCTACAACAGCCAACTCAGGTGCTTTCACCACACTTACAGCCAGTACAAACCTGTCTTCAACGCGGATCAACCCACGTGTCTCAAGTGCTGCATCGGCGTCAACACTTACACCAGATATTAGCTCGTTCGATCAGTTTGCTTTTACAGCACTTGCTGCGGGGCTAACAATTAATGCGCCTACAGGAACGCCGGTTGACGGAAACAAACTGATATTTCGCTTCTTAGACAACGGCACAACCCGTACATTGACATGGAATGCTACGTACACTGTCATTGGAACAACTCTCCCAACAGCCACCACCGCAAATAAAATGGTCTACGTCGGCTGTATCTACAACGCTGCCAACACCCGCTGGGATGTTATTGCTGTTACAACCCAAGTATAAGGAACTATGATGAAAATTGATTTTGACTTCACCACCGCCCACGGTATTTTCCGCGATGCTTTGCACTTGCCTGATGACCACACACTAACTAATGACGAAATCCAAGCCATGAAGCAACAGCGCGTGGACAACTGGATTGCCGTAGTAACTGCGCCTCCCGTAGAAGAAGTGATTGAAGAAGCGCCTCCTGCCGAAGAGGTGTAAGCATGGCAAACCGTTTTTGGGTTGGGGGTACTGCCTCGTGGGACGGTACGGCAGGGACTAAGTGGGCATTGACCTCTGGCGGCGCTGGAGGCCAAGCCGTGCCTACGTCTGCTGATGATGTGTTCTTTGATGCAGCGTCGGGGGTAGTGACTTGTACTATTTCTGCTGGGAATACGGGCGCTAAATCAATTAATTGCACAGGATTTACAGGCACTTTAACTGGCGGTACTTCTCTAGATGTTTCAGGAAGTATTACCCTTGTAGCTGGAATGACGTTTAGTTATTCAGGTAGTTTTAGTATTATTGCCAGTGGAACTATTACATCAGCAGGAAAAACGCAGGTTGGGGGCTTAACCATAAACGCTGTAGGCGGGATTGTTGATCTTGGCGATGCTGTTTCCGTTAGTTTAAATCTTGTTATTAATGCTGGTACATTTACTACCAACAACTTTAACGTAACTGCGTCTGCTCTTAACATTAGCAATAGCAATGTACGCACAGTTAATTTGGGCAGCAGTACAATTACGTTGACCGGTGCGACCCCAATAAATGCTGCAACCAATACAAATTTAACTTTTAATGCTGGCACTTCCACAATAAATTGTTCGGCAACCAGCGCAACAATTACAGGTGGAGCAATAAGTGCTGCTGGAGTAACTTTTTACAATGTATCATTCACTTCTACAGCGGGTGTTACACATAACATTCAGTCTATAAACACGTTTAACAACCTGACGGTTACTGCCCCTGCCGCCGCTGGCGTTACTCAAGTCACATTTAACTCCCGCCAAACTATCAACGGCACGTTGTCCACCACAGGGACAGCAGGAAACCGTCGGGTCTGGTTCCGTGGCGTGACCTACGGCCTTGCCAACACCCTCACCGTCAACAGCGCACCAAGCCTGACAGACGCAGACTTCCGTGATATTTACGTTGTTGGCACTTCTGCGCCCATCTCTGGCACACGCATCGGTGACTTGCGGGGCATCAGTGGGATAACTGCGTCTACACCTAAGACGGTGTTTTGGAACCTTGCAGGAGCGCAGAACTGGTCAGCAAATGCTTGGGCGACTACATCCGCAGGAACGCCATCGACAGACAACTTCCCGTTAGCGCAAGATACCGCAACATTTACCAATGCAGGTAGTGTTACGGGAACCATTGTATTTGACGCCGCCGTGCCCTACACAGGTGCAATTGATGCGTCTGGTAGAACGTCTGCCATGTCTTTAGTAAATTCCACAAACTTTACATTTTATGGCAGTTGGACATTTGGTTCTGGCGTAACGCTTGACGATGGGGCAGGATTTACTGCGAGTGGACGGAATACGCAAATAATTACATCAGCAGGGAAGACCTTTAATTCTCCTTTTATCATAGACTCCTACGGTGGCACGGTTGAACTTGCAGATGCGCTTAATATTAGCGCTAAAACTTTAACTGTCACCAACGGCACGTTTGACACCAAGAACTACAACGTCACTGCTGGCAGTTTGGAAGCCTCTAGTTCTAACGTGAGGGTAGTTAATTTAGGTTCTAGTACAGTAACACTAACTGGAACCGTTACGTTTACAACATCCACAAACTTGACGTTTAATGCGGGAACTTCATCTATTGTTCTCACTGCAACTTCACCGACATTTAATGGCGGTAGCCAAACATTCTACAATTTTTCATTTACGTCAACCTCCGCTTCCGCAGGCTCAGATATAAACGGAACAAATACGTTTCAAAATTTGTCGTTTCTTTCACCAAGCACGGGTAGGTCAAGATACACTTTTTCAGCTAACCAAACCATTACCGGCACTCTTACATGTGCAGGCGCTTCGGCTGTTCGCCGCATCTTCCTGCGCTCTGACACGGTTCGCACTTCCCGCACCTTAA